GAGCGCATCAGCCGCTTCTTTGGCATTCTTGCCTGCGTCGGCAGCGGTATTAGCGCCCTCGGCCAGATTGCCGATCCCAGCTCCCGCAGCCTCAGCACCTTCTGCAGCAGCCTTACCGCCGCTACCAACTGACTGCAAGGCGTCACCAATCGAACCGATCCCACCCCCTATACCGAGAATGGATTTGATCTTTCCGCCAAGGACATCAATCGTCGGCCCAATACCGCCGAATGAATCCTTGATCTGCATCCCCTGCTCTACCAGCACCCGCAGTGGGTTTTGCCCACCAATGAGGCTGGTGAAGATATCGCTGAACTGACCTGGCAGTTGTCGCAACGCCTGCTCAGTCTGCGCGGAGGTATTGCCAGTCTTATTCAGCGTCTCGCTGAAATCACCGAGCTTTTGACGAGACGCGTCGATCCGGGTGGAGTACTCCTTGAACGTATCGGCATCGATGAGCCCGGCATTCTTGTATTTCTGGAGCTGTGCCTGCTGCTCATCAAGCTTATTGAGGGCTACCAGAGTGGGGTTGATCTTGCCCAGCAGCGCCTGCAAACCTTCGGCCTCAATGCCGGTAGCGGCCGCTGCCTTCTTCGTTGATTCAGCAAGTTGGTCGGTCGAGGCTACCAAGGCATCAGAATCAGCCTGCAATCGACGCCGGAGCGCTGCAAGGCTGCTTACAGATGAGCTGGACGCATCCACAGCCGCCGTATTTCCGGTGACGCTGGTCGTCAGGCGCTGGTAATACTCGCTCGAATCCAGCGAAGCCTTGGCCATCGCCGTGAGGCGCGTCATGGCCTGCTCGGTTGTTTCGTTGAGCTTTGTTTCTGCCGTAGCCAGCCCGGCGGCCGACGTAGACGCCTTATCAAAGCCCGACGAGACGCCCTCGGCAGCCTTCTCTGCCCGGCCACCAGCCGCAGCCAGCTTGTCCAGATCGGTAGCGGCCTGCGCGGCATCGCCGGAATCAACCTTGATCCCGAGTTCTGCAATGGTCGTCATGAGCGCTCCGTTATTTCGATTCGCTCATAACGAGCAATGCTTCGACTTCCAGCGTGCGGAGGTCGGAAAAGATGCCAGGTAGTTCGTGCCGCTTGATACCCACCATGTGCGCCGTGGCGGGGATGACGGAGTAATCAAGGCCGGAAGCGCCGCCCGGCCCGGTCCGCCACTGAGTGGAGAGCGATTCGAACAGCCGGAACGCCTTCCACGAATCAGGCCAGACCTCGACTTCTTCTACAGGGATGTCAGCCAGTGTCATGCCAAAGGCGGCGAGCTCCTTCTCCGACGGCCCAGGCTCGTACAGCGCCCGGGCCGCCGCCTTCAGTTTCCCAGGCGGGCCGGGTCGTAGGCCGACTGGTACGCGTCGATAACTGCCTGAGGCGCGCCAACGCAAGTGTTCACCAGTGCTGCCACGGCCTCGTCAGTGAACTTGTCGTCGAAGGACCAGCCGGTTACGACATCCTTGATCTGCTCGACCTGCAGAGCGATCTCGGAGGCCGTCACTTCCTGCCAGGTGATGCCGTCGTCGATGCGCTTGGCGTTCAGATCGGCGCGGGCCGTATTCCAGCGCTCGAACATTTCGGCAAGCGCCTTGCGGTCCATGTACTTGAATTCAAAATCCACTTTCACCGGCACTTCGCCGATGCGAGGGATCATCACCGGCGCTTTGAATGTAGGGTTCTGGGCGATCTTGATCTTGGCCATTCGTTACACCGCCGCCGAATAGCGAGTCGGGCGGGCTGCCAGCGACAGAGTGATGACACGGGTCATGACGTTGTTTCGGTCGAGTGCTGGAGTCGAAGTGATCGACACATAGGCGTTGTAGTAAATGACCGAGCCACCCGGCAGTTTCAAACGAACGACACGGGGCTGTTTGTCTTCGTCCGCCGCCTCGACAACGGGCACGTATGTCAGCAGAGGATCGTCAGCGACGGTCACGGTCATGCTGGTCGGGGACTTGGTGGTCGGCAGTTGACGGTCGTCATCGTCTTCCAGGAAGCCAAAGGTCGTGAACTGCTGGTCACCGCCGCTGGTATTAACCGAGGTGATTTGCGAGATCTGAGCCCAACCTGAGACGCCTCGAACGGATCCTACGCCAGCGCCTGCGGTATAAACGTCTGGGTTGGACGTATTCACACCGCCCAGAGAGAACGAATCAACCGCAGAGGCGGTGACACGCGCAACGCGGTCATTCAGGCGCGTCCAGCCAGAGGTGACGACGACAACATCGCCATCGTCGAAGGCGTGACCGGCAGCGGTGACAACAGCGGGATTCGCATTGGAAATGGCCGAGGCCAGCGCCGCAACACTGAATACCGCGCCGATTTCCAGAACCGCGCCGTTGGGTAGTTTGAACGCCATTGGTGTTTCCTCTTTTCAGAAATAAAAAAACCCGCTCAATGGCGGGTTCGGGGTTGCCCAATGGGCGAGTTATTTGAACGTTTCGCTACTCGGGAATCCGACAGTTTTCGTACTCCTCAAGCGGTAATCCCGACTTGGACCCAACGACAACGCCAGTTAGGCCGCAATGAGGGCAACATGCATGTTTCTCCATGTCCCATTTCAAGATTTGACTGGGCGCAGACCACATCCCGCACGCGGTGCAAATGCATCGATCACTAGCGCCAATCTCATCGCGGTTGTTCCAAGCGTGGTTGTCAGCCGATTCATCCAGCCACTGCAAGCGGGCTTTCGTTTCATCATCCATGGCAAAGCCTCCGATTGACCTGTAAGCAGAGAGTTATTCTAACGTGGTGCCGTTCAGTTGGTGTCGGCGCGGTACTGAAACGAGGCAGAGACTGTCAGCATGCTGTCATCGGTGACCGGCGGTCCAGGTTCTACCGGCGTGAGCACCAGCACCTCGAACGCGTCTTGCTTGAGCCTGAGATAGGCCGGGAACAGGGCGGCAATGTCGTCGACAAGACCCTCAGCTTCGCCAGTTCCATTTCCTGCCGGGGTCACAACGTTGACCTGAAACGCGCCGGTATAGACGCGGTGATCACCCGACAAAGTGTCGGTACCGGTCCCGGCCGGAAGCATGAACGCTGCCAGATACGTCTCGTCTGCCTCTGGCGTGAAGCTGACGCCCTGATAGGCAATTCTCAGGTTGCGCCCGCCCGCCCACACCGTGAGCCTCTGCTCAAACAGTGAGCGGATTATTTTGTGGCTCATACCTCATGATTCCTGATGGCCGCTTCAACGATCTGTTGGAAACGCGCCACGGTGATTCGGACCATGCCGCCCGGAGCCTGGGTCGAATGCCCAAATTCCAGAGGGATGGCGTATGCCAAACTGTTGGTGATGTAGGCGACGTCACCGGCGTGGAATTCCAGCACACCGTTGACGATGCGCGCCGTGGATTTGCTGCCGTTGGGGTCGACCTCTTCCGTTGTGGCACCGTCTGGGGCACCGATGCCGAACATCCAGTTGCCACGGAATCGGCCACCGACGTAATCCTGTCCAGCTACGAGCCCGTTGACGTTGAAGTTCTGGACACGCTCGGTCTTAGTCAAAGGCTTGGCGTATTTCACACCTCGCTTCAGCTTGCCGGACTTGGTGAAGTTCGATTCGGTCAGGTTGATGGCCGTGTTGCGCAGGGAAACCTTGAAGTCGTAATCGTCAGCCGCACGGGCATTGGCATCACGGAACGCCAGGTTGGCCGCCCATATCTCCGGATTGCCGACGGGGGACATCCGGATGACGCTGCTGCCGATCTCAATGATGATCTCGCGAAGGCTGACATCAACCGCTTCCTTGGCCTGCTCGGCGAATCTGGCAAGGTCCAAGGCGAAACTACCGGACTGACCAGCACCTGCGCGGCTCATGAGCGCACCTGAAGCTCATAGAGCAATGGTGTGCCTGCCGGATTGATCTCTTTCAGCGGTGGGATGATCGACCAGGTGCGACCCTGGACCACCACCTTGCTGAGCAGCGTCGGTGGCTGCTCAAGGCCCTTCGCGGCAATCTTCAGCTTCTTGTCGCCTACCTTGATCAGGGTGTTGGTCTGAAACTCTTGGCCGGTGAAGTCGAGAAGGATGCCTTGGGCGGTTCGCTCCGTGACCGTATCTGGTGATGTGGTGCCGGAGCCCGGGTTGTACCCTCCTTTAACCGAGTCGCGGATGGTGACTGCCTGGCCGTATTCGGTAATCAGATCGAGGGCCATCGCGGCCATTTCGTCATAGAATTCCAAAACTCTCTCCACCACATTGCAGGATGCAAAATGAATAATGCTCAAAAAGCCGCGCTTATTTCTGGTGCTTTAACTCAATATATTTTGCAGATAGATGCGCGGAATTATCACCGTCAAGTATTACGCTCAGCGATCAGAGCGGCCCTTGAGCAAACTCCAGACGAGCGCCGCATAGCCGACGTGCAGCGCAGATGCTGTCCTTTGTGGGGGCATCCGGATCCCGTGGATGCAATGGCAACCCAGCATCTCGCTGCCGTGATCGGGGCGTCTCCTACTTGGCCCAAAGACCTTTTTTATAACTTAGACATGGGCGAACTGATGGGTTATTGAGCTACGCCCTGACCGCAAAAAGTCCGCGCCGTTGAAGATAGTCTGCAAACTGCGTGGCGCTGGGCCTGTCAGGCGCAGCGGGTAGCAGTCGCTTGCTCGTATTGCTGATGGTCGCGTATTCACGCTCCACCGCGCCGTCGACCTTTTCCTTAGTGACCGCGCCCTTGCGCTTGTCGATTGGATCAATGTCGTCGGCATGAATTTCTGCGGCCAGAGCCATCTGACCGTACTGAATGCGTGCCGGAAGGTATCGCTCCGGCTTGTTCTCGCCATCCAGGCGAATCTCCCGGCGAGGCCAGGACAGCGCCTGATCGCCGGTGGATTTGCGCCCCTTCCAAGTCATGCCGTCCATCACCAAGGCGGCCCGGCGCAAAACAGCCTCTTGCGCAGCCTCTTCAGCCGGGATGGCCACACCGAATTTCCCGGCGTAGATGACCAGTTCAGCGGCAGTGGCGTAGCTTTCAGCATCCGGTACGCCGGTACCGTCCTCGATGATGAGCATGACTTATTCCTTGGTTTCGTTCAGGCGATCTGCTTCGGCCTTGGCCTCAGCTTCATCACCAGCAAAGTCGCTGAATCGTACACCGTCGCGGGTGATGATGATCCACTGGTTATCCGCTTCCAGCTTGGGGATATAAACCGGCTCTTCCTTGGTGCCGTCCTTCTGGGTGCCATTCGACTGAGGCTTGGTCGGGCTTTTGCCAGCTGCCTTTTCGGCGACCTTAGACTTCCCCTTCACCGGAGTCTTGCGTGTCTCGATCTCCACATCAATCTCGACCGCCTTGTACGCATCGACGATTTCCGGGTAATCGCCAACCACCGTGACCTTGGTTACGCCGCGCTCGACGTTCCGGAACAGATCCGGGTTGCGATAGCGTTTGTTGGGATCGAAGTCGCCGCGCTGGTTGCTGTAAACGAGTTCCATGAAGTTCTCCCTGGCGGCCATTTCTGACCGCACCTGTCGGATGGCTTATGCAGCCGGAGTGAGTTCGATCATCACGCCTGCAGTGACCTTGTCGC